ATAGTGAATTTCCCATTCAACCTGTAGGATTCGGAACCTCACATTCAGAATATGGTGCTGTGCCTCCGAAAATTTATGAAAGCCCAGACGGTGGCAAAACTGTGTATGCTCGCAACTTTGGCGAAACTGAACGCCATCTAATCAAGTCATCAGTCGAACAACAGTGGAAGATTTCGTATCGACTTGATATATGAAAGTCCTTTTTCATTGTGAACAATTAAACTATCGTGGCACTACCAATTCAGTCTACGATTATGCAAGATACAATCAGAGTATTCTTGGCAATCAAAGTGTAATTGTATATAACTCAGCAGTTCCTGTTGTTGGTGTTGACACGGGATCTGTTCTGAGTGTAGTTAATAAGTTTAAGAAAGAATTTGAAGTTTTAGAATATACTTCTGAACAACAATTAAATGAGATTGCGTCGAAATATGACGTATGCTACAGTCAACGTGCTGGTCATAAAATAGATCTACAAGGTGTTCGCATTCCAATTGTAAACACAACAAAGTTTTGTGTTCACAGCGTCTTTCAATATCACGATCCACATGGTGATGTGTATGCTTATATCTCACAGTGGCTTTCTGAAAATATTGCGAAGAGATACAATGCACCAGTTTATCCCTTTGTGCCATACATTGTAGATTTACCAGATTCGAATATTGATTTGCGTGAGGTCATTGGCATTCCAAAAAACAAATTAGTATTTGGTCGCCATGGTGGATACAATACATTTGACTTACCATTTGTTAAACAAACAATACAAAGAATATTACAAGAACGCGATGATATTGTATTCTTATTTTTAAACACAGAAAAGTTTATGAATCACTCGAATGTTATTCATATCAATCCCGTGTTTGATCGTAGTATGACTTCAAATTTTATTCATGCATGTGACGCGATGTTGCACGCAAGAAATTTAGGTGAGTCGTTTGGATTGTCAATTTGCGAGTTTTTATTTCATAACAAACCAGTGCTGACTTGGGAAGGTGGATTCGATGGCAATCACGTGAATATGCTTTCATCGTTTCAGACGGTTTATAGCGAAAACACTCTCTATGATCTGATCGTGAATTTCCGCGATCAACCCACGCAAGACTTTCGATCGATCGTACAGCCATTCTCTCCGACTGAAATAATGCAGAAATTTCAGCAAGTCTTTCTATAGAGTCGACTCGAGAGATCTCTCTCCCTATCCCTACCCTCGGGAATCCCTAAAACAACCCTCCTCTCCAGCCTCTCTCCTCGGCGAGAGAGAGTGTCGTAAGTTATTGATTTTATTCGGTTTTTTACTATTGCGTTTTACACCTAAAAATGGTATAATGATTGTATGGTAAATGATAATTTAAGGTTGTCGGGTCTGACGGACGCTGAAAAGCGTCAGGTCAGTATGTTTGGCTGTACGACTGAGCAAATGCGCGAGGCAGTTGCGGAAAGTTTGTCTTTCCGATTCTCTGGTCCCGCGATGTATGCGATGTCAATGATGAGCGACGCGCAAGAAGAAATTGCTCGCGGTCTCGACGAAGACGCGCGACAGACTCTGAATCGCGCGAAGTGGATCGTTTCAACCTATCTTCAAAAGGAAGTATTCTAATGTCTGCTCCCTATTATGGAATGTTCACAAAACGTGGCAACGCCAAGGTTCAAAAGATTGTTGACGCTGCTCGCAATGAGCGCATGAAGTGGCGCGATGTCGAAATCATGCTCTATGACTTGTGTAGAGATCGCAAGTATGCTGAAGCGTGTGACACTGCGGTGCGTGATGCGGTTTACATCGAGTTGATGGAAACCAATAATTATACTGAGTGTGGGAGAGTTCTCTAATGCGTCTTGATCGTGGTCATGGCAGTCCGTATGATCGTGGTTCTGCCGACAGTTACTATCAGCGATCGTTTCGTCCGCACTATTTCGTGGGCGACACTTATCGCTCTGAAGAGATTCAGCAGTCAGACATGAGTCTCGAAGAGTGCCAAGAATATATTCGCGGCTGGCAAAAAAATCAAGCCAGCGGTAATTTCAAAGATTGGGGTTAATATGAAAAAACACACTGAAACATTGTTGAATGAAGCAATTGATTTAGTGGACGGTGTTGATCATGTTCTCGCAAACACAGCGACACAGTATGATCTAAATTCGAAAGATTGTTACAATCTTGCTGAAAAACTTGAGCGTGCCTTTCACCTATTTCTAGTTCTTGGTGATCGCAAAACACAGGAAGATTTAAATAAGATTCCAATGAATGAAGGAGCGCCATTCTAATGGGACAGTTCAAAAATATTGAAATCGAAATTATCGATCTCTATCATTCTGATCGATTAAGTGAGATCGAGATTGCGAAACAATTGAATGTTCCTTTACTTCAAGTTCATGATGTGCTTGTTGCTTATGAACGCAACGACATGGATTACGATCTTAGCGATACTGATGCTGATGAAAGTTATCACGAATCAGATTCTGACGATGACTACAATGCTGAGGATCACTGATGTCGCACTCACCGCATTTTGAAGATTGGCTTGAATTGCAAAAACTCAAACGTGAAAATGAGGAGTTGAAAATGGCTTTAAATCCGAACAACACCAAGCAAGCAGCTGAACATCTGCGACAGTTGCGCAAGATGGGCTATGCCGTTGTAGCATTTACACCCGAAGAATTGCGTGGCGCAGATTCCGATCATGTCGAAGATCGTATGGTTGAAATTGGCTGGGATGTAATTGATAGTCTTGCCACAGAGCCATACGATGAGTGATCCATATGGAACTTCTATCATTAATAATATTGTCTGTATTGTTTATTGTTGTGCTCTTTTTTGCAATAGCAAACTTAACTGTTAGTCTCATTTCATTTTTATGGCACTGGTCTGTACCAATTCTATTCATATTTTTTTTAATAATCCTGTTAGGGTAGTTAGACTATTATGATAACAAATGAATATCGTCGATCTGTTCTTGCGCCAAGAGCAAGAGTGCCATTTGATCCTAGCAATCGCAAACACATGCTTGATTTTGCTCGATATGTGAAGTATAATAGTTGGAGAGATGGATGCTCCTATTATCTTGAGGATCCATATTCTGATATACCGACTATGATTCGAGCAAAAATTGCAAACTACACTCTATCTAAACTCATGGAGAAAGTCTAATGTCTGAAGGTAATTTTGAAGTGATGCCGATTGGTACGATGGAAGAAGTGCGTGAGGTTCGTCGATTGGTCAGAGAACTTATTCATGTAAACAACACACACAATTCGAGCGTTCCATATGCTGTGGGTGCTAAAATCTCAGAGCTCGAAAGATTTTATCTATATCACGTTGAAAAATATCCTGTGACTGTATGAGTTCAGATATATCACTCATCGTTCAGTTACATGAACTGCGTAAACTTGCAAACGATTTGATTAAACTTGCATCAGAATATCCTCTCCCCGAGGAAGTTTTGTATAAAGTTCAGGAAATGCGAGTGGTCTGTGAAGAAAGTGATCGATTATATTCGGTGAATCTATGATGATTTATTGTGCATCGCGCTTCAAGCCAAAAAAGAAACGCAAAGTAACGAAGGGTGTGATTGCTCGAAAGTATTCTCGCTCAAGTGCAATCTTGGGCGTTGAGAAAATTCCAAGTCTTTTAGGCGTTCATCGTTCTGGATCTGATGTCGCTCGTTCTCTACCATCACTAGATACTAATGCATTGTACACTCAGAAGCGAGAGAGTCTGAAATATACTGGCACTCTGGTGAAAGGTATTGCTACAATGCACAAATCAAATGCTGTTCCAGTAATTGATGAAGAGCAAATGAAAGATATTTCTAGAATGAGGAGAGGTTAACATGCCAGCCAAAGTTGGAACAAAAGGTTTCGGAAAAGGTCGTGCGAAGTTAGGATCGAAGAAGCGCAAGGCTCGACGCAAGAAAAATAAATGACAAAAATAGATTCGGTTACACCGAAATATGATGTTACTTGGTATGTCAAATGGATATCAAGTATCATTGTGCTCATGGGAATTACAATCCGCGCCAGTGGAGTTGTACATCTTCAATGGCTAGATATAGTATTGAGTTGGATCGGTGCTGTTGGCTGGTTCTATGTCGGATTTAAATGGAATGATCGTGCATTGATGGTGCTCAATGCCGTAATTGGCATTGTTTTATTTGCTGGCATCTTAAGATTGTTGTTTACATGAAAATATTTATTGGTAAATACCCGAAGAGGGGTGAACAAAAGATATCTGTGAAGATCGATCCATGGGATACTTGGGACATGTCGCACACTCTTGCCGACATCATTTATCCGATGCTTCGGCAGTTGAAGAAAACAACTCATAGTGCACCATACACTCAAGACGAAGATGTACCTGAGCACCTTCGTTCAACTAAAGCAAAACCTAAGAAGTATGAGTGGGACGTTGATGAGTTTCACTTCAAGCGTTGGGACTGGATTCTTGCAGAAATGATCTGGGCATTCGGTGAACTTGCTAAAAATCGCGATCCTGATTTTTGCATCAAGAAGCCGAAGTACATACACAAGAAAGTAGAAGGCAAAGATTATAGAGAAATGATTTGTGTTCGTCATGGTGTTTATGACAATGAGAAGATGAGAGCATACCATACTCGCAAGAAGAATGCCTTCCGTTTATTTGGCAAATACTATGAAAATCTTTGGGATTAATAATGATAAATCAGATAGACCATGTTTCTCTGCGGAGCAAATTTAGAACCGCAGAACCTTTTAGTCATGTAGTTATTGATAATTTTTTTACTAATGAAACTGCTGCTGCTATAGCAAGCAGTTTTCCAGCACACAATGATTCTGCTTGGACTGTTTCTTATGATAATCCAGTAGAAAAGAAAAAAGCATGCTCGCATTGGGATAAATTCCCTATGCCAATTTACTCTGCATTGTTTTATCTCTGCAGTCAAGAGTTCGCAGCATTGATAAGTCAAGTTACTGGTGCATCTATCATTATACCAGATTATGGTTTACATGGTGGTGGGATGCACTCGCATAATCGAAATGGTAAATTAAATATTCATAAAGATTATTCTTTACATCCTAAGTTACACTTGATGAGAAATTACAATCTAATTATTTACATGACGCCTGAGTGGGATTCTTCTTGGGGTGGTGGTTTAGAATTTTGGAGTCACGACAAAGAGAAAGAACAGCCGAAAGAATGTGTGACTAGGATAGAAAATAAATTTAATCGCGCTGTTCTTTTTGACACTACTCAAAATTCTTGGCATGGTTTACCGCAAGAATTAACTTGCCCAGAAAATATTTTTCGTAGAAGTCTAGCGACATACTATCTTTCGTACATAAATAGTAAAGCTGAGACGCGATATCGTGCATTGTATGCGCCATACGAACAACAAAAAAATGATCCTGACGTAGTAGAATTTTGTAAAAAAAGAAGTGGCTTATGAAAGTATCTGTGATTACAGCAACAACTGGTAATGCTAGACTTGCTGATTGTATTAAATCAGTGCGTAATCAAACTTATAAAAACATTGAACATATTGTAGTTGTAGATGGCGAAGAACGATGGGGTACAACTAATTCTATTCTTCATGGATTAGGTTTTCCTGAAGGCGCAGAACGTGGACCGAGTAGCAATGAACATGTGCTAGTGTTGCCTTATGCGACTGGTAAAAACAGATTTAATGGTCATCGTATCTATGGTGCATTTAATTTCCTTGCTAATGGAGATTATGTTATTTGGTTAGATGATGATAATGAGTTAACATCTAACCACATTCAAAGTCTTGTAAATATTACGAAAGAAAAAAATTTAGATTGGGCATATTCTTTGCGTCAGATAGTTGACGATGAAGGTAAGTTTATATGTAATGATGACTGCGAAAGTCTTGGCAAATACAAATCCGTTTTAAACGACCATTTCGTAGACGTGAATTGTTTTTTTATTCGAAGAGAACTAGCAGTAAATCTTGCGCCAATCTGGTATCGACAAGCACGCCCACCACAAGGTATGATGGAAGTTGATCGTGCATTGACTACTGTCTTAATGCACGATAAAAATAACTTAAAGTTTGACACAAACAACGATTATACGGTAAAATATAGAGTCGGAAGCACAGAAATCTCAGTTAAAGCTGAGTTCTTTTTACAAGGAAATCGAACGATGCTTCAGCGTTATAATGGAGAACTGCCTTGGAAAAAATAAATGCATGCATAGTATCGGTTTCTATGCCAAATATTAATCGAAAAACTATAGAGATGCAACGAGAGGTTGTACAAAAGTTTAATCCACAAAACTATCATCACTATCAATTTTTTGTTGACATAAACACAAAACATGGTGTATTTCTAGATTATTTTTGGGGATTGAATGGTGTAATGGCAGGTGCACTTAAAAAACAAACCATAGAAAAGAAGTTAGAACATGAAGTTGTAATTGTCTTAGACATAGATTGTATACCACTAAGCAAGAATGCTTTTGAAATTTACGCCAAGAGTGCACTTGATGGAAATTTAATCGGAAACGCGCAACGAACAAATCATTTAAACAATAATCAGCATGTGTTCGCTGCGCCCTCTGCTGCTGCGATAAGTAAAAATACTTTTATTAAAATTGGTACGCCTTCTGCACTAGAAACTTTTAGATCTGATGTTCTTGAAGAATATACATGGGCTGCTGAAAGTTTAGGTGTAAATGTAGTTAAGATTATGCCACTAAAATTTGATGCTCCACCACAACGATATGATTGGGAAAAAGAACAGCCGCCATATTGGAATCTTGCTGATGGCATGCCAAAATATGGAATGGGAACAACATATGGCAGCGAAGAACAAGGTGAGTTGTTCTGGCACAATTTTCAAATTCGAATGCCAGGTCAAGAAGAAAGATTTTGGAATAAATGTGAACAAGTATTAACTAGAGATATGTATGAAGATCGTAGTATTAAGCACTGACACAGAACACTATTTACTACAATGGTGGTTTCCTCACACTGTTAAGAAATTCGATTTCGGTGTAATAGTGGACTTCGGATGGGGCGAAGAATCTGATAACACATATGAACTATACAAAAAATTTGCTCCACATTGGAGATACTATAAAGTATCTCAGACAGAAGTAAGTAATTTTCTTTGGGATGTATTGTTAATTAAAATTGAAAAGGATTTGTTAAGCGAATTTCCTGGTAGTTGGATAACAACACTAAACGCCACAGAATTTATTATCGGAAATTTAAACAGTTTAGATATCTTTAAAACTAATAAACAAGTGCTAATTCCTTGCCATTTGATGAATGATCTGCCAGAGCATGAGAATATTGAGCCAGATCCGAATGTTCCATTACTGGAGCAACGCCATCATGGCGTGCACTATAAGAATGATTTTCCTCATCCACACCATGGAACTAGTATTGATTTGTTTAATAAAACAAAACCTGCAGGTGTATTGTTAAACACTAGATGGATGAGAAGTATTCATAATTATGCATTAGATTATTTGACCAAATCTGTTTATAGCGTAGGCAGACACTTTTGGGATGTGAGTAAATACAATGGAGATTTAGCCATCTTACATTTAAATTTATCTCCACTTACTCAAACTTTTATAAAGAGAAAAACACAGATAAAAAGAAGATTAACTCAATCTGATAAAGCAATGGATCGTGGAATACATCATAATAATGCAACACCAGAGACTATTCAAGCTGCTAAACGATTTTATGATCAGTTAACAATCGATTTATCTGAGGAAATTCAAAAATTAGAGGGATTAAAATAATGCATGAGTCACAGACAAACTTTCTGATTAGAATGAAAGATAAATTTCCTAACTCATTTAAAGAATGTAAAGTTCTTGAAGTTGGTAGTTTGGATATAAATGGAACTATTCGTATTTTATTTGAAAATTGTGAGTATACTGGAATCGATGTAGGACCAGGTCCATGTGTAGATGTTGTTAGTAGCGGACATGTGTACGATGCTCCAGATAATTCGTTTGATACAGTTGTTTCATCAGAGTGTTTTGAACATAACCCATTTTGGTTAGAAACATTTAACAACATGCATAGAATGTGTAAACCAGGTGGTGTTGTTATATTTACATGCGCCACAGATGGTCGACCTGAACATGGAACTAATAGAACTCAAGCGTGGGCTTCTAGACTAACAGTTGAAATCGGTTGGGGTGATTATTATAGAAACTTAAATGCTATAGATTTTGAGAATGCATTTGATTTAACGAAAATGTTTGAACCGCATGAGTTCTTTTTAGAATTAGTTTCGAAAGATTTATATTTTTATGGAGTAAAAAAATAATGGCAAATAGATCAGATTTTTTTGACGCTAAACTTCCGCGCTCTATTAAGCGCATGCTTATTATGGGTCAGGTCAATGGCTGGACTGGCGATAAGCATTCTCGTAATGCAATAAAGAATCAGTTTATCAAAGCACATGCTAATCATGTTGGGTTTAAACTCAAACGCCAATCAGCAGAAATTGGTGGCGAAGAGTAATGCACTCATTAACAGAACTCCGCGATTTCTTTATCTCTAAAAAGATTGAGATAAATGAATTTAATGGGTGGGCATTAAAAGTTGGTAGAGATGTTTGGACTTTGAGCGGTGATGTGTTTTATAAAAATGGCATACCGCAAAGTCTAAAGCAAAAAGATATTTTTAACAGTTATACAAGGGTAAAAACAAATGGCAAACATCAAAGCAATCAAACTCGTAAATGGCGAGGAATTAGTAGTAGAAATTACAGATGACAATGAGTCATCAATAACATTTACAAATCCAGTTTCTTGCGTTCTTCAACGTGGCAAAGATGGCGCACCAATTCTAGGTTTTATGCCCTGGATGCAATCAAGCAATCCTCCGTTTACTGTGAACAAAAATAATATTCTTGTCGTCGCAGAAGTTGCTGAAGAGATTAAAAACGGTTATAATCAAATATATGGAGCAGGTATCGTTGTTCCTCCCAAGCAATTAATTACGGGATAGCATGTCAGATTTTTATACTAATGTTTCTGTTTCTGGAAGGTACATACTTTACAGAGGCATAGAGAACGACAAGCGTGTTCGACGAAAGATCGAGTATCGCCCCACATTTTATCTTTTAAGCCAAGACAAAACTGATACGCAAACTCTAGATGGCGAGTGCGTAAAATCAATTCAACCAGGCAATATTCCAGAGTGTCGTGATTTCTTAAAGAGATATGAGAACGTAGATAATTTCCCAGTGTTTGGCAATAATCGATTTGAGTATGCGTATATTGCCGATTGTTATTCTGATGATATTCTTTGGGATATTAACAAAGTCAGCATTGCATATCTTGACATTGAAGTTGGCTCTGAGAATGGATTCCCAGAACCTAAAAATGCTAACGAATCAATTACAGCCATTACACTTAAACTCAAGGGAAATTATTTCGTATTTGGTATCGGCGATTATGTTAAACATCGCGATGACGTGCACTATGCACAATGTCGCGATGAGTTAGATCTATTACGAAGATTTCTTGACTTCTGGTGCCGATTTCATCCTGATGTAATCTCAGGTTGGAATATTAAAACATTCGATATTCCATATCTTATTAATCGTATTGTTAAACTCTTCGGTGAACCCGAGGCGAAGAAATTATCTCCATGGAATTATTTGACTAAACGCGAAATATATTTCATGAATCGTCAACATATCATCTATGATATTGTTGGTGTTGCAACTCTAGATTATCTTGAGTTATATCGAAAATTTACATACACACAACGCGAATCTTATAAACTTGACAATATCGCTCATATTGAGTTAAATGAAAAGAAACTCGACTTTAGTGAATATGAAACTCTGTATCAACTTTACAAGCACGACCATCAAAAGTTTATTGAGTATAACATCAAAGACGTGGAACTCGTTGAGAAACTTGAAGATAAGATGAAGTTGATTGAGTTGGCGCTAACTCTTGCATATGACAACAAAGTCAACTATGATGATGTGTTTACGCAAGTTCGTATGTGGGATACGATAGTGTATAATTATCTCAAACGAAAGAATATCGTAATCCCACAAATGAAAAAAGGTGATAAGAAAACTGCATTCGAAGGCGCATATGTCAAGGATCCGATTCTTGGAATGCATCAATGGGTTGCTTCGTTTGATCTTAACAGTCTGTATCCACACTTAATTATGCAGTACAATATTTCAATGGAGACTTTGATTGAGCCATCGAAATACACTGATTCAATGAAACATTTTATTGGCAATAAACGAATCAACGTTGACACGCTATTAAGTCAACAAATGGACACCAGTGAACTTAAAAAAATGGGCGTTACGATTACACCTAATGGACAAATGTTTCGTATTAATGAGCAGGGTGTTATGCCTGAGATTATGGATAATATGTACAAGGATCGTACACGTTATAAGAAATTAGCAATTGAGGCGAAGAAAAAAATCGAGACTGTCCTTGAAGATAAAAATCAAATTGAATATCTTGAGAAACAAGTCGCGCGATACAATAATTTGCAGTTGGCAAAAAAAGTCACATTAAATTCTGCTTACGGCGCACTAGGCAATCAATACTTTCGTTTCTTCGATACTCGTATTGCTGAAGGAATTACCACAGCAGGTCAGTTGTCTATTCGTTGGATTGAGCAAAAGATCAACAAATATATGAATCTTCTTCTCAAAACTGGTAACGAAGATTATGTTATTGCCTCTGACACGGATTCAATTTATTTAAATCTTGGACCGCTCGTAAACAAATTTTTCAAAGATACGAATGACAATAAAAAAGTTATTCGATTCATGAATAAAATTTGCGAAGAAAAGATTCAACCATATATCGATGATTCATATGAAGAATTAAGGCAATATGTCAATGCATATCAACAGCGTATGGAAATGAAGCGCGAGTCATTAGCAGATAAAGCAATCTGGACTGCAAAGAAACGATATATTTTAAATGTCTATGATAGTGAAGGTGTTGCATATGCTAAACCCAAACTCAAGATCATGGGTCTTGAAGCAGTTAAATCTTCAACTCCCTCTGCTTGTCGCACGAAAATTAAAGAAGCAATTGATATTATAATGAATAGATCACAAGAGGATCTTCACAAGTTCATCGATAAATTTAGAAATGATTTTAAAAAATTACCGATTGAAGATATCGCATTTCCTCGTAGTGTAAATGGATTATCAGAATACTCAAATGAAACAAGTATCTTTAAGAAAGGCACACCTATACATGTAAAGGGTGCATTAGTTTACAATCATTTTTTACGCGAATTAAAATTAACTAAACGATATCAATTAATTCAAGAGGGCGAGAAAATCAAGTTTATCTATCTGAAACAACCTAACATCTTTAATAACAATACTCTTGCATTTTTATCAGGCATTCCTAAACAACTTGGCGCTACAAAGTACATTGATTATAATTTACAATTTGAAAAATCATTTCTTGAACCACTAGATATTATTCTTTCCACAATCAATTGGCAATCTGAGAAAGTTGATTCGCTGGATTGCTTTTTTACATAAAATAGTATACAATACATATATTCTATATGGAGAACACGCATGAGTTTATTAGATAAACTAAAGAAAAATTCTACAATCAAAGACACAGCAATTCTTTCTCGTTCGATTTTTTTCGAAGAAAAAGATATGGTTCAAACCAGCATTCCTGCTGTAAACATTGCTCTTTCTGGTGCTCTTGATGGTGGATTTACTCCTGGTCTTACAATGTGGGCTGGTCCAAGCAAACACTTCAAGACTGCCTTTAGTTTGATCATGGCTAAAGCATATCAGGATAAGTACCCTGAAGCAGTAATCCTTTTTTACGACTCTGAGTTCGGCACTCCACAGTCATATTTTCAAAACTTTGGTATTGATAAGGATCGCGTGGTTCATACTCCAGTTACAGACGTTGAACAATTAAAGTTCGACATCATGAATCAATTAACAAATATTGAACGTGGTGATCGTGTGATGCTTTTAATTGATTCTATCGGTAATCTTGCTTCGAAGAAAGAAGTTGAAGATGCGATTGAACAAAAGTCTGTTGGTGATATGACTCGCGCCAAACAAATTAAATCACTGTTTCGCATGGTGACACCACACCTTACGTTAAAAGATATCCCGATGGTGGTCGTTAATCACACTTATATGGAAATTGGTATGTTTCCGAAAGCGATTGTCGGTGGCGGTACAGGATCTTATTATTCTGCTGATAATATTTTTATCCTCGGTCGTCAGCAAGAAAAAGATGGTAGCGAATTAGTTGGATATTCTTACATTATTAATGTAGAGAAGTCTCGTTATGTTCGCGAGAAGTCAAAGATTCCAGTTACTGTTAAATTTGATGGCGGTATTTCTCGCTATAGCGGATTGCTCGACATGGCGCTCGAATCAGGTCATGTAACGAAACCTTCTAATGGTTGGTACTCTCGTGTAAATACAGAGACAGGTGAAGTAGAGACAAAGAAATGGCGTCTTGCTGATACTGATGTTCCTGAGTTTTGGAATAGTATTCTAGAAAATGATACATTTAAAGATTGGATCCGAGAAAATTATTCATTCGGTTCTGTTGTAGAATCTACAGAGGAATAACTAAAAATGATTAGAGAACTTTTAGCAAAATTTCAATTTTGGAATGCTAAAAAATTAGAGCACGGTAAACATTATGAGTTCTTTTTAAATCTTTCTAATGAAGAAGCATTCTCAATTAAAATCTTAAAAGAATATCCTGGCGTAATTATTGAATTTATAAATGTGCACATGTCTTCTGAAACTGACGTTACCTTTGATCAACAAATTATTGCGAATCCAAACCTTTGTAATGTTGAGTCGCAACGATTTAAAAACTTTACTGCTATGATTTTTCGTAGTATAATTAACAATGCCATAGGTGCCATAGGCAATAAATTAAAGGATCATACAAATGAAAACAGAGACGCTGATTCTTTCCAACTTGATAAAGAACGAAGCATATATGAGGAAGTCTCTTCCGTTTCTAAAGAGCGAGTACCTAACCGAAAGCCACGAAAGAAAACTGTTCGAAGAGATAAAAAACTTCATTCTGAAGTACAACAACCTTCCACCGATAGCAGCGTTAAAGATCAATTTGAGGGAATCGACCAAACTGACTGAAATTGAGTTAAATAAATCATTAGAGTTGCTTGACGAGGTTTCTAGTGACAAAGAGGAACAACAACTCAGCTGGCTTCTTGATACAACGGAAAAGTTCTGTCAAGAAAAAGCGATTTACAATGCCATTATGGATTCCATTCAAATCCTGGATGGAAAAGACAAAAACCGTGGCAAGGGAAGCA